AACGCCACCATCCGGCCCGGTGTGGCCACATGGGCAGTCGCCGTTATGACGCTTTCCGAATTCAAGGTGATCACGCTCAGCGAGTTTGCAGCGTCTGTAGCCAGCGCAGCCCTGGGCATCTACCTGGCTGACCGCAACCTGGCTAAGCGGGGCAAGTGATGGACCTGACCGTTACCCTTGCCCTGATCCGCCGGTTTGAGGGGCTGCGGCTGTCGCCTTACTTGTGCAGCGCTGGAGTCCCAACGATTGGCTACGGCGCCACCTATTACGCCGACGGCACGCGGGTTACCCTGACCGACGCAGCCATCAGCCGCGAGCAGGCCGAGACGCTGCTGCTCTGGCACGTCATGCAGGTCTACCTCCCAGCGGTGATCCGCTTGTGCCCTGGCCTGGACAACCCAGACAGGATGGCATCGCTGATCGACTTCGCATTCAACCTGGGTGCTGGTAACCTGCGCGCAAGCACCTTACGCAAACGGGTGAACGCCGGCGATTGGGAGGCCGTGCCCGCCGAACTGCGCAAATGGAACAAGGCAGGTGGCAAGGTATTGCGTGGCCTGACGATCCGGCGTGAGGCTGAGGCCGCGCTGATCTGACATCGACTTTCGTCAAACGGGAAATCACCCTCAATTTATTTCGTCAACTTCAAAAGGAAAACCATGACCACCATGCGCGCAAAACTCAAAGTAACCAACGTCGTATCGCACCCAAGCGCTGAGCGCATCAGCTTCGGCGCCGTCTACAAAGAAACCGGCTACCCGCCAGACGGCAGCGATGAAGACAACACTTTCGCAAAGTGGACGCCTTCAGCTGATCTGAATATGACGATCACCAACCCGGACCTGATCGGCAAATTTGCCATCGGTGACAAGTTCTACGTGGACTTCACGCCTGCTGCTGCCTGATACATTTCAGCCTGGACGCAAGTCCCCCGTTTCACCTCCCTGAGCGGGCCGTCGCAAGATGGTTACTGCCCCTGGCCTTTGGGCTGGGGGGCTTTTTTATTGGTGAAAAAAAAAGAGAGGCCGAAGCCTCCCTTTTTAAGTAGCGTTACTTTTTGGGTTTCGCTGGTGCAACAGGTACTTTTCTTACCTCACGCACCGTGGTCGTTGGATGTGTTTTCACATATCCAGGCGTCACGAGCTGGCCAGTCTTGACGTCGCGGTTCATAACAATGGTCTTGGTAGCCATAGCGATTTTCTTTCTCCCTTAACAAGAGATTAGGGAAATCACCGACCCACGAAACAAGTTTCATGGCAAGATACAGGCATTCACTCTCCAGTGATACCTCCCCGGTCGGTGACGATTTGGGGCGCAAGAGCCAAGGGTAGGACCTTGGCTTTTGCTTTTCTTACACCTGAGCACTATATATGGTGTTTTGAATACCTACAAGCCACTACAGGTAGTGTCTAGTGCTGAAAATTCGTATTGTTCGCATCAATTTGGTATGCAGCAGCCGCGAGATTCGCATGGTTAGATGCTTTTCACTTGCAACATCAATATCGACGCGGGATAGCGGCTGATTTGGCACTGCCATCTGCATCACACATTGATGCTGCATATTTGAAAATTCAGCAAATTCTTTCTAAATTAGTTGCTGATTTCAGTCGGGAGCAACTTGCCGTACGGCGTAGGTTTTGGCGTAGCTTTTTGAAATTCGGCCATCTTTTCATTGGCGCGGTGATTCATCCAGAATCACAATGTTCATCAATTTCAAACCTCTGTAAGTCGTTGATTCGACTGGGGGATTTCTCGCGTTCCCCTCTGGTATAGCCTGGCAACCTTCAAAATCTGCGCCGTGCTTGCCATCTCTGCACATCAACAGATAAGCGCTACACTTTGCCATCCGGCGTAGGTTTTGGCGTAGGTTTTGGGGCCTATCCACCCGCCCGGCAGCATGGGTGGGTGTTATGTATTTTGATGCAAGGGCGGCCAAGCTGCTCCAGGCGGGTGAGCACATTGTCGTCGATGGGTGTCCGGGTTTGCGGCTGGAGGCATCCGGCGCAGGCCGTGCCTGGACCTACCGCTACAAAAGCCCCATTGATGGGCGCATGCGCCAGATCAAAATCGGCCAGTGGCCCGCCATGCCAGCATCCGCCGCCGCCACCGAGTGGCAGGCCCTGCGTGATGTGCGTGACTCCGGGGCAGATCCGGCCCTGCTAAAAAAAGAGCAGCGCAAGGAATTGGCCAAGGGCATTTACACCGTCACCAAGATGGTGGACGACTACTACAACGGCCACCTGCTGGCCAACCGCAAAAAGAACGGGGCCGATGCCATCTACGCCCGCCTCACTGCCGCCATCGTGCCCCTGGCCAAAGAGCCCGCTGCAGGCCTCACCCGCAAGCAGGCGTTTGACCTGGTGTCGAGCTGGGCAGACCGGCCCGTGGCCGCCAAAAGCGTGCGCAACGAGCTGGGCGCTGCCATGGCCCTGGCGCTCGATGCAGGGCGCGTGCCCGAAGACTCGCCCAACTGGTGGCGCCAGATCATGGCGGGCAAGCTGCGCAGCAAGGGCGCAAAGCGCGAGGGCAAAAACAAAGGCACCGCCAAGCGCGTGCTGGCCGACAAAGAGCTGCAGCAGCTCGACCTGGTAGACATGCCGCTTTTCGCAGAAACCGTGCGCGATGTGCTCACCCTCTACCTGTGGACGCTGTCCCGCGGAGGCGAGCTGGTGCAAATGCATGCCAGCCACATCACCCAGGAGCCCGATGGCCTGTGGTGGACTTGCCCCAAAGAGTTAATCAAAACCGCCCGGCTGGAAAAGGCGTTTGACCACCGCGTGCCCCTGGTGGGCCGCGCCAAGGCCATCGTGCAGCGCCGCCTGGCATTGCACACGGGCTACCTGTTTCCCGCCAAAACCGAGAGTGGCCACACCGAGCAGGCGGGCATCCAGTCGCAGGTGCATTTTCGCCAGCCTTACAGCAACTCCCGCCCCGATGTACAGCGCACGCGGCTTACGGTCACGCACTGGTCGCCACACGACCTGCGCCGCACTGCCCGCACCATGATTGCAGGGCTGGGTTGCCCGCATGAGATTGGTGAGGCGCTGCTGGGGCATGTGCTGCCAGGTGTGGGTGGGATTTACAACCTGCACCAGTACGACGCAGAGCGCCGCCACTGGCTGCAACTCTGGTCAGACCGGCTGGATATGCTGCTCGCCGCTGGCACGGCTATGCCGCAGGCCGCAGTTGGCCACGGGTAGGTTGCTTGACACGGGCCTGCTCTCGGCCCAGTCCTCCACCTCACGCACCAGCCAGCCCACGCGCTTGCCGGTGAGCTGGCGTGGCGCAGGGAATGCGCCCGTGGCCACCATGCGCTCCATGGTCGGCACTGAGAGGCTCACAAACGATGCCACCGCCTCGCGGTCCAGGTACAGGGGTTTGATGCTGCTCATACAGCGTCTCTCAATGAAGCCGGTTTATCTGAAAACTCAACCAACCAGGATATGGCGCCATCTTCACAAAACCCGTCTGTGACGTTGTTGTACGGGTCGTGGATTTGGTGGTTGATCGTCATGACGTGGCCGCCCGCATCTTCAACCCATCGCGCCACCTCCGAGGCTTTGAGGTGCTTTCCTGCAGTCCAAAGATAAATGTGGGCATAGAAGTAGCGCACACCACCATCCTGAAGATATGCCTCATAGACGGCGGGACATTCCCCCAGTGAGCCACCAGTAGGGCAGCCGCCGCCTGTCAATTTGTAACGTATGGCCTGTGCAACTCGGCGTTCCAGGCTCAGGGTTTCGTGTTGGGTCATAAATCGATAACCTCCACATCGTGCGGCTGGGCCTTGCCGGAGTGAATAGCATGGATGCGCTTTTCGGTGAGTCTGTGGCATCGCACCACAACCCGGTGCGGGAGAATGTCCAGGACGCTGGCGTAATCTTCCAGCACTGCGCGCACGGCCTGGATGCCAGCGCCGTCCATGCGGATGGACCCGCCATTAATGTGGCGTTTGGCTGCTAGCGCGAGGGCTGCGACTGCATCCTCAAGCAGACCGGATGCGTCGTGGCACAGGCGCATTTCAAGTATCAGGGTTTCCATCAGGTTCACGGCGTCGCTGCAGACGCGCCAGTCGTTTGACGTTGGCTCTTGCTGGGTTTCCATGGCCCGCAGGCCTTGCCACATCACGGTGAGCTGGTGCATGCGCGAGGCCTCCGGCAGCGGGTTGGTCGGGCTGGCCATCAGCTCATCGAGCACGCCATAGGTGTGGACGTGCACGGCGCGGCGGCGGGTGGGCTTGCGACTCATGCCGCCACCACCTCAATCTGGTCCACACAAAAGCTGCTGATACCGCCTGTGCGGCCTTTAAAGGTGACGTCCCATGCATCGCCCACTTTGCCGGTGATGGTGCCTTCTTTGCCTGCCCATTTCGCTTGCTTTGGGTGCAGGTGTTCGGCGGTTACGCGCACGCGCTGGCCTATTGCAAAGCCTACGGGTAGCTGTTCTTGCATGGCGGCGGCAATGGCTGCCTGGGCGTCTTGGGCGGATAGCTTTTGCTTTGGGGCTGCTTTTGTGGCTTTGCCCGCCGCAGGGGTTGGCTGCGCCAGCGAGGCTGGGGGTGCATTCACCTTTTTAAGCTCGGCCTTGAGGCGTTTGAGCTCGTCTTGCATGTCGTGTTTGGCATCGGCTGCGGTGTTGGCCTGGATGGCCTGCAGATCTATGCCCAGCTGCTCGGCCATGGGTTTGAATAGCTCGGGCTCGATGCCATCGCCCTGGTTCCAGGGGTAGGCCTGGTCTTCCTCAATCATGCTGATAGCCAGCACCTGGTAGAGCTTGATGCTTTCGCAGGCCTGAATGTGCAGGCGCAGGTAGTCCAGCGTTTGCCCGAAGTCCAAGTCATCGGGCGGGGTAATGCCAAGCCAGCTGGCCAGGTGCTCTTCATCCCACTCGCCCACGCGGGAGATGAGCCAGGCGCGCAGCATGGCGGGGGTGAGCAGGGCGCACACGGCTTTGTCGTCCAGGCTGCGGATGCCGCTTACCAGTGCCTCAAACATGTTTTTGCGGCCGTTGACCCTGATCTTGCGCTCGGTGCTTTTCTTGAGGAGCAGGATGTCGTCCTGCAGCATTTCGCGGGTGTCTTGCGCGTCGTCGGCTACCTTGCTGGCCTTGAGCAGGCCGCGCGCCAGGAGCACGGCCTCTGCCTCTGCCTCGGGCACGGCGGCAATGAGTTCTTTGGTCCATGGGTTTTCGATCAGCACCGGCTGCGGGCCGTCTTTGCCAAGCACGGTGCCGAGCTTGACTTCGGCCTCACCCTCGATGTCGGTGCGCACCTGGCTCAGGGGCAGGTAGCCCTTGATGTGGGGGCGGTACTGGTTGCATATTTCTTTGGCCTCTTTGCCCTCGATCAGGCGCATGCCTTTGGCTTCTGCGGTGGCGAGCATGCTGGCACGCTGGGCGTCTTCTTTGCTGTGGTAGCAGATAGGGTCGGTGCAAATGTCGGCACCGTCTACGTCGGCAAACAGGTCGGGGTTGGCGCCGGTGCGTTTGGGGCAGTCTTTGCAGCTGCCTGCGGTTTTGACCAACTGGCTGTCGGTGATCTTGAAGGTGGCGCGGTCCAGCCGCAGCATCACATTGGCCTGCAGCCAGCTTTGCAGGGCGCGCACGCTGGGCACCTCGCCCCTGAAGTCTTGGCGGGTGGCCTCGGCCAGAGCTTTGGTTTGCAGCGTAGTGTCGGGTATGCGGGCAATCAGCAGCGCGCGGCTAAAGTCCACCAGGCCGTCACGCATGGCCTGCTTGCATTCCATGCTGAGGTCTAGCAGCTTGAGGCGGGCGTACACGTATGCACGGCTCTTGCCAATCTTGGCGCCCACCTGGTCGGAGGTGAGGGCGCTGTGGTGCATGAGGGCTTGGTAGCCTTCGGCTTCTTCCAGCTCGGTGAGGTCGTCGCGCTGCAAATTTTCTACAATTTGTATCTCAAGCACCTGCTCGTCAGTGAGGGTGCGCACCAGCGCGGGTATGGTGGCCACGCCGGCCTGTTGGCTGGCACGGTAGCGGCGTTCACCGGCCACGAGCTCGTACTGCACCTGGCGGTCAGTGTCGGCCATGCGGCTGCCTGGCAGCGCACGCACCAGCACGGGCTGGTGCACGCCACTGGTGCGGATGCTGTCTGCCAGCTCGGTGAGTTTGGCTACGTTAAAGCTCTTGCGCGGGTTGGTGAGGCTGGGGGCAATGAGGGCCAGCTCGATGTTTGCGAATTCGGTCATGCTGATTTACTCCGGTATGTTTTGGTGAAATCGCCCTTCACCGCGCGCCCACGCTGCAGGAGCAGGTTGGCAATGCGGGTGCGGTCGTGGTGGCTGTGGGTGGCCTGGCGTAGCAGGCCGAAATAGCTGTTGGCGCTCTGGTGCAGATCGGCGGCAGGCATGTCCTGCAGGCGGTCCAGCGCCACGTGCACAGTGCGGCGGCGGGCGATGCGCCGCCATGGCTTGAGCAGGTGGCCTACAAAGTCGATACCGCGCGCTACCGGCTGCAGGATGGTCTTGCGTGGGTTGAGCTGCAGGTGCAGATCGCCCAGCTTGCCCTCGATGCGCACACGTGCCTGGTTGAGCCATTGGGGGCTGTCGTGCAGCAGAATGAAGTCATCCACATAACGCACGTAGTGGGGCGCAGGCAGGCGGTGTTTGGCAAACTGGTCCAGCTCGTCCAACAGCACATTAGCAAAGAACTGGCTGCTGAGGTTACCAATGGGCAGGCCGTAGCCATCGGGGGCATTGAACAGGCTTTTGTGGGGTGGCACCAATGCCAACTCAGCGCGGGTGCCGCGCACGTCCACGGACTGGCGTGGGTCGTGCATCAGGATGCTGGTGGCCAGCGCCATCCACCAGGCTTCAGTCACTTGCCTGCGCAGTTGCGCCAGGAGCACCGTCTTGTCGATCGCGACAAAGAAGTTGGCCAGATCACACTTGAGGTAGTGCGCCGGGCGGCTCCAGTTCTGCGTGTAGCTGCGCACCTGGTGCTCCAGCCTGCGGGCTGCGTACAGGGTGCCACGGCCTGGTATGCAGGCGCAGCTGTCAGCCACAAAACGGGCATGAAAGCGCGGTGCAATGTGGTTGTACAGCAGGTGGTGCACGATGCGATCGCGAAACTCTGCCGCCCATACCTCGCGCGGCTTGGGGTGCGTGATGACAAAGCACACCGACCTTCCGGGCTGGTAGGTGCCGCTGGCCAGTTCTTCATACAGTTGGTAGAGGTTGTGCTCAGCCTGGGCCTCGAATGCCAGTGCACTGGCGCTATTGCGCTTGGTACGTCGGCAATCGAGGTAGGCCTGCACCAGCCGCTGGAACAGGTGTGGATCTGCGGACGGCAACAGCACAGCCCTCGTAGCTCTTGTGGTTGTTGTTGATGTTGCCGTTGTTGAAGTTGCAATTCCAGGCGTAGGAAGCGTAACCATCGCGCTATTCATGCCGCCCTGCCGAAGGCCCGCAATGTCACGGGTTGCGATCAGCGGGGAAGCTGCACCGGACCGGGCCCGCGCATTGGTGGCGGTATCCGCAGTGTGCATGTCCGTGGCTTTATGGGCCAGGGGCGCGACCAGATTCACTGTGCGCACGGGTGTGAGGGCCTTGACCGTCATACAGCAGGCGCCCTGTTCGATGATTTGAGCCAGCCACCAGCCTGCTTGCCGACACTGCCCAGCAGCTCGATGGAATCTGCCCACAGCTTGGGCGAGATGTAGCGAGCATCGTGGCTGACACGCAGCAGCACCGTAACGGCGCGCTGGCGGGTCAGCAGCTGGTCGATGTGCCCAGCACGGGTATCGCGCTGTGTGGCATTGGCCAGGGCCATCAGGTCCAGCATTTCTACGCAGTGCTGGGTGATCTTCTCGCCCAACGCACGTTTTACGGTGCGCGGCATTTGCACCTGTGCACGGACTGCGAGGTCCAACAGGCGCACACCAGTGCGGTAGATCGGGAGTTCGGTATGCAGTGCCATGGTGGGCTGGGCTCAGTTCAAAAGTATTGAAGGACTGAAGGACTCAGACTCTGCGGACGGCAACAGCACAGCCCTCGTAGCTCTTGAGGTTGCCGGTGATGTCGCCGTAGACGAAGTAGCAATACCAGGCGTAGGAAGCGTCATCCGCATGGGTCTCGCTGGACCAGTGCCATTCGGCTTTCAGGTGGGGTTTGCAGTTAGCGAACAGCAGGGACTGCTCTTGGCGGGTTGGCAGCGCGGCGCCCACGCTTGTCGCCCATTCCATAGCGGCTTGCCAATTGAGCTTCTTGCCTGGCTGCTGGGCCATCAGCACGAGGTGGTGCAGCAGCTCGCCATCTTCATCCAACACAGTGCCGGCGTAGCGCTCATCAGGCTGCAGCTCGATGGTGATGTCTTCCACTTCGATATAGGTGGTGGCTGGCGTAGGTTGTTGAAACTGCGCGATCAGCTTGGCCAGCTCAGTTTGCTTGGCCTGAATGTCTTCAAGGGTGACTGCGGACATAGTTGGTGCTCCTATGGATTGAAAGGATTGAAGAATCAAGCGGTGATGCGAATCAAGCGGACGGCAACAGCACAGCCCTCGTAGCTATTGCGGAGGTAGCTGACGTCGCCGTCTTCGAAGCCGCAAAACCAGGCGTAGGAAGCGTTGTATTCCTCGCTGGTCCAGTGCCATTCAGGTGACAAGGCAGGCTGCACATTGGCAAACAGAAGAGAGGCAACGGGGCGGCTGGGCAGTTCACCGCCTTGCTCTTTGGCCCAGGCGATTGCGTCTTTCCAGGCAAGGCCCTCGCCTTTGGCTGGTAGCAAAACAACGGCGCAGTGGGTGCCGTCTTGGCGGGTGGTGACGCCGGCAAAGGTGCCGCCTTCAAAGTCAGCACCCAATGCGGGGAGGGTGGCGAAGGGAATAGTTTGGGTTTTGGTGGTCATACGGATTCGTGCCTCGCGGTTTGGTAGATGTGAAAGTGGTCCATGAAAAAGTCAAACGCCTGGTTTGGTACCCAGGTGATATGGATGGGGGCTGCAGGCTCAATGCCGTCTAGCAGGGGCCAGTGCTCGCCGGTGGCGGGCATCAGGTGCGCGCGCTCTGTGGCCAGCATGGCAAGGTCGGCTTGCTTGACCTGGTATGACTGCTTCATGGGCAGGCCAAAGTGCTGGCGTATGCAGCAGTCCAGCCGGAATTCGATGTTGCGGTACTCGTGCAACTGGGCCTTGAGCGGGCTGCTGACGTCGCCCAAATACGCTTCGGTGGCGTCATGCAGCAAGGCCTCAAAGGCAAAGTCACGGTGCACATGCTGGCTGGCCCGCACGCTGTGCTCTGCCACGCTGTAGAAGCGGTTGGTGTGGCCGGTAAAGCGGCACAGGTTGCTTAACGCGTGGGCAATGTCCTCGATCTCTATCAGGTCGGGGTTGGGCTCCAGCAGGTTGAAGCTCAGGCCGCTGTGGGTGAGGATGGTGGGGCTCATGCGGGCTGGCCTTTTTGCTCTAGCACCGAGCGCACCCAGTTGAACTCTTCTTTGAATGCGCGGCCTGCAGCGCTGGCAAAGGGGTAGGGGCAGGCGTCATTCACGTCGGTGAATTTGGCGGCTGCCTCGCGGGCTTGGGTCTTGATGATGTCAAGGCTGACAATGGGTTCTGTCATGCGGGTTGCTCCTGTGGGGTGGGGATGGCATGGCTAAGCACGTGGATATGGGTGGCATTGCGCGCCACCAGGCGCAGGTCAAGCAGCGGGGCCTGCACGGTGACGCGAGTGCCCGCCTTGAGGCGGTGCGCTGCGGCCTGGCACTGGCTGAATTGCGCGGTGTGAAAGGGCTGCTCCACATGCATGTGGGAGTGCAGCTCGTTGTCCAGCGCAAGGTCCATGCACAGCACGGGCACGGCGTGGCCAGTGCTGTCAAGCACAGCAGTGCGGGCCTGTGCGTTGTGCAGCAGGGTGCCGGTGTATTCGGCTTGGAGTGCAGACGTGTGCATCACGCAAACCACCGCGCAAAAACAAAACCGGCAATGCCCGCCGTCACCGCCACGGTGTAAAAAGTCAGCAGGGCGCAGGCAGTCCAGTACAAGATGCGGTCCAGCAGATCGGCCAGTGGGTCTTCGCTGTGGTGCTTCATGCCTGAACCCCATACAGCATGGCCAGCAGCACCACACAGGCCACCAGGCCCACGCGCTGGATGATCTTGTGGCCCAGCGGCGTCTCGGCACGGCGGACCACGGGGTTGCCCAGGTGGTCAAAGAGTTGGCGGTAGGTCATGCTGCCACCTCTTCCTTGCTTTCTCGCTGGTTGGTGGGTGGCGTGGTGCGCAGCGCATGGGCTGCATCCAGCAGGGCGCAGGCCAGCGTTTGCAGCTGGTCGGCGGTGAGGTTCATGTCAAGGTTTATTTGGGCCTCGCTCAGACCCCCTGAGCGGATGCCAAGAATGGCATGCGCCCGGTCCGCAAAGCGCAGCACCTGGACGCTGGTTTTGCGGGCAGCAAGGCCCAATTGCACGCAGTCGAGCGAGTTGCGCTCGCGCAGGGTGCCGAAGTAGTGCTGGTCGCTGTATTTGCCCTCTTCAATATCCGCAGGGCGGGCGGCGTGCATGAAGATGCCGCTCATGCTGCACCGCCTTGCGCCACAATGTGCAAACAGGATGCAACAATGAAACGCGACTTTGAGTTAATCCACAAGCTGCTTTTAGAGCTAGAGCAGGAGCCACCGCAAAGCTGCGGGCTAGCCGTCTCTGAAATGCATTTAGACGACAGGGCGACGCAAGAGCATGCTGCCTTGATCGTGGAGGCTGGCCTTGCCACTGGTATTGTCAGCCGCACACTAGATGGGCAGGTGGACGTATTTTTGGAGCGCCTAACCTGGCCTGGGCATGACTTTATGGCGGCTACTAGGGATGCCACTGTTTGGGCAAAGGCCAAGCGCTTGATGGTGGAGCGTGGAGGTGGTCTCACTTTTGACCTCCTTCTGGCCTGGCTGAAGCAGGAGGCTGCTGGGCGTCTTGGTCTCGATCCGTAAGCGCTGTTAGCAAAAATCGCTGGGTAGAGGGCACCTGTGCCCGCGTCAGGATTTTCTGAATCGTTACGGTCACACCATCAAGGCGCGCACGGATGGTGAATGCCGTGGCATTAGAGATGTCAAGGCCAATGGCCTGCGCTAGCTCAATTGCGGCGCGGCTCATGCGCCCACCTCTGCCAGGTCTTCATTGCGGGCGGCCAACCAACCGGCAAACCAGTCGGTCATCTCCTGGCTGCCGTCCTGGTAGGGGGTGGCAGCGTAGCCGTCTATGCCGTCAGCGTAGGCAGCGCAGCCTTCGCGGAATTCAAAGGTCTTGTAACTGAGGTCCACTTTGCTCTCCAAATCCACCGTAATCTGGCGGGTCGGAGAGGATTATTAGCCATGGCGTAATATGTTGTCAATAGCCTAAGCGTAAGTATTTACAACAAAGAAAAACCCGCATTAGCGGGTTGAGGTCATCGTCTTGTCTCAGTCAAACGTGCAGGGAGCTTCTTTGCCTTCTGCCCAGAGAGCTATGTTCACCATAAGTGGGCGAAACTTTTGCCCATCCCCAAATGGAGATTGAATATAGTTTGCTGAAAACATGCTCGTGCCATTTTTTAATGATTTGATGTTGACAGTGGCTAGAGCGGTGGCTGATTGGGCGCCGATAGGAACCAGTGTCATAACCGTTTCTTGTGTGTCTGGAAAATAGTCTGCTTCAACATTGAATGACCTTTTTGACATGCAATCACGCGTAGTCGTGACAGCTTTTCTATGCATGACTTCTGGCTGTCCAGTGATTGTGGTCTTATAGGATAGCCCGCCACCGTTTCGCAACTCGGTTGGGGTTGTGCCACATGCGGTCAAGAGTACAAAACTAACGGTTAAAAAAATCTTGTTGGTTGAGTGTTTCATTAAAGAGCCTTACTGCATCCGTGATAATTTTTCCAGCTTCCAATTGTCACCACGTTTTTGAGCGATGCAGGTCACATACAGATTAGTCAATCCACCGCCCGGTGGCAGGCCGGTGAATCTGGCGCCAACACTCCAGGAGCCGTCTTTGTTGTCAATCGTAGTCCAGTTCCAGTATTGGCCCCAGTCTTTTACGGTGTAACCACTGCGTTCAATAAACTGCCGGCACACCTCTCGCGCAGCTGCTTCACTGGCATTTACTTGCCCTGCCAATAGGGTTGTCGCTGCAAAAAATATTATTGATTTGAGTAAGGTCGTCATTCTTTCCCTGTCTAGTACCTGGCATCGTTAGCCGCCTTGCGTACCGGTGCCTTTGTCTGGTTTAGTAAGCGCATCTACCAAGCGCACTGCAGTGGGCCACTGATCGGGCGGCATTCGCTCCATCAATAACATCATTGCCGTGCGCGGATCTTCCTCCCCATGGAGTTCTTCGTAACTGGGTGGTGTATCCATCCAGCCTAGATCCAACGACAAACGTTCTTCAATTTTCCGCGCCAAATCGTCGCCCATCACGCGCGGCTTTCCCGTTTTGCTGTGTGGTGCTTTGGTTCTGATTTGTGACAGCGTTGCATCCGTTCTGACCAGGCCAATAGCCTCATTCAGATCAGCCAGGCTGCCTTTGTGCTTTTTAACAAGCATCTGTAGGCGGATCAGTCTGGTTTCGGTAACGGGTTGCATGGCGCTAATTACATGGCCTATGGCTAATTTTTTCAATTGAGCCATGGCTATTGACATATACTTACGCCATGGCTAATAATTTGCGGATGAACTTCAAAGATTGGGTCAACGAGCAACGCGGGCGGTCTCTTGCCATTGCGCAGGCTCTGGGCGTTACCCCGCCCGTAGTGTCGGATTGGGTTACCGGAAAGAAGGGTGTGCCATTGGAGCGTTGCGTTCAGATTGAGCGCGCCACGAATGGCGAAGTAACCCGCCGCGATCTGCGCCCCGACGACTGGCAGCAAATATGGCCAGAACTTGCCCAAGCCCCCGACAACATTGCGCAGACAGCTACGGAAAACGTAGCGGCGCAGGGGGCTTGATGCGTTTATTTCGCCTCCACCTCGCGGGAATAGTGGCAGGAGCTGCACTCCCATTTGTCGTAGCTCACGCCCATGGCGCCAAAGTGCGCGTCGGGACGGTTGCCGGTAATACGCCAAGTCAGGGCGTGGCACTTGGGGCATTCGTCGCGTTGGGGGGTTTTTTGGCGCAGTGCGGACTCCAGCATTTCCACTCGCTTGCGCAGCGCGTCTATTTCGTCCGGCGCAGCGGTGATGCGCTTCCAAGCGGGCCATTTTCCCAGCAGTCCCAAAACCGTATCGAGTGTGCTCATGTTTGAAAAACCTCTCCCTGAAATTGGAAAACCATACAGCACCCCACAGGGCTTCACCATGTGGAGGCCACAATTTTCGACCATGGTGGTCATCCCCTGCTCCAACGGTGAGCGCGATGTTGTTTTTACGCAGGGCGATATGCGGGCAATCTGCTTCACTTTGAACGACCAGCAGCGTGATGAATTCGTTGCATTGTTGATGGCCCAAGCCCCCGCCAACATTGCGCAGCCAGCTACTGAAAACGTAGCAACTCAAGGAGCATCCCATGCATGAGGAATCTTTAACTGACATGGCAAACCATGCCGTTGTCGAAGCCGTTACGCGAGCTATTGACGATAACCCGCAAATTGGCCAGGTGGAACTATCTGCTGTGGCCACCAAGGTCGCTACGGCCATTGCGGCCGGTTTCGCCGTGGTTAAGACAGCTATCGCACCCGGTTCTTCAGGTCTTTGAGCATGGCCTCCAGCTTTTTCATTTCCGAGCTTAGGCCTTGTGCCATTTCGGCCAGCCCGGCTGCAATGCCTTCTGTCGCGGTGTCGCCGTTCTCCAGTGCATCTTCCTGCACCTTCTCGAAAATCTTTCGCGCTTTGGTCAAGCTCATGTCCGCCCCTTTCAAGGTCAATGGTGTTGTGGAAAACACATTGTGCCGCGACAGTGGGCGGGCACCAGCCGCCATTGCGTAACCAGCTACTGAAAACGTAGCAAATCAAGGAGCCTGATATGAAGTCTGCAAAACCTATTGCAACGCGCCGCCGTGCGCTTGAGAAAAAATTCCAATCCTGGTTAAAGGCCAGGCGTTTCGTTATTGCGCAGCCCGATTCAGATCGATAAGCAGCGTCTCCAGCGTGGTATCTCCATTCTTTTCTGCCAATGCTGCCAGGCGTGCAAGGTCGCTGGCCACACCAGCCCTTTGCTCTGCACTCATGCGGCCTGTTATGCACATCACGATGGCGCCCATGGCGGATGTCATGGCATTGAGAGTTGCTGCGTTTGCGGGAAATTGTTCGTTTTTCATGGGTAGCCCCTTCGTGAGATTGGTGTTTGTCAGAGCCACCAGTGTAGTGAAGCGGGCTGCCCACCATTTGCACACCCGCCGCCATCAATTCCGGCGTGCTCTCGCTGTTTCCCTCCCTGACTGTGCCGTGCGTGGGAAGACGCACGGCCTTGGGCGCGTCGGGGCGGTGGGTGTTTTTTATTTGCTGCATGCCTGCAGTGTCATTTTTTTCCCATTTTTTGAGACGGCAACAGACCGCAACGCATGATGCTATCTGCTCCAAACGGCCCAAACGGTAGTCAACTCACCCTCAATTTTGAGCCTGCGCTGGCGGATCGTTTTCGCTCGCTTCGGGAGTACATCGCCCACCGCATCCAGGTGCAGGCCAAGCCCGCCAAGACCATTGCGGCCGATATGGATATGAGCCCCAGTACATTGAGCCGTAAGCTGGCCCCCGGTGACGGCGACACCCAGCGGTTCAATGTGGATGACCTGGAGCATTACATCCAAGTCAGTGGCGACACCTCTGCCATTGAGTATCTCGCATCCAAATACCTTTGCAGTGACATGACCCGCAACGCGGCAGCTCTGGCAAGGGTTGAAGTTCTATCGGCGGAACTGGCAGGGTTGGTGGCGCGCTTGAAGGCCGCTTCCTGACCAATGGATAACTACCACGCCGTGCTGCACCAGATGCAGGAGTTTGGCATCGAGTTTCGAGCCAAAGACTTGCCGCTGCGCATTGATACGCCCAAGAGCCGCGGCTGCGGCCAGAAGGGCAAGTATTGGTACAAGCTGTACACCATTCGCCCTGATCTGGGCGGCACGCTCATCACTGGCAGCTTCGGCAAATACGGCACAGATCACCGTGAAAAAGTGCATATCGACTGGAAGCCCATGGCTGAGGCAGAGCGCCAGCGCATGGCAGCAGAGCGTGCGCAGGCCCTGCGCCAGGCAGAGGCCGCCCGCCAGGCAGAGGCTGAGCTGGCCGCCCAGGTGGCCGCAGCCCTGTGGCACCGTGGCACCAAGGAAGGCCAGTCGGCCTACCTGGTGCGCAAGGGTGTGGTGGGTGAGGCCTGCCGCTACTTGCCCGATGGCACGCTCTTGGTGCCACTTTTGCGCTACGACCAGCCGCGCGAATCTGCGTTGCGTGCTGTGCAGCGCATTTGGCCCGATGGCACCAAGCGGTTCACAGCGGGTTTTCTCAAAGCGGCTTGTGCGGTGCGCCTGGGCGATGTGCAGCCGGGTTACATCGTGCTGGTGTGCGAGGGCTATGCCACCGGCCTGACGTTGCGCATGGCCTGTGACCATTCGTTGGCGGTGTATGTGGCGCTGGATGCGGGCAACCTGCAGCACGTGGTGCCCCTGGTGCGCCAGTTGCACCCCGAAAGCCGCATTCTGATTTGCGCCGATGACGATTACCGCACCCGCGACCAGGCCACCAAGAAACTGAACAACCCAGGGCGTACTGCTGCCAAGCAGGCTGCCGCCGCTACCAATGATGTGGAGGTGGTGTACCCCATCTTCAACGCCACCACGCGTGGCGACAAAGACACCGATTACAACGACCTGCACGCACGCCAGGGCCTGGAGGCCGTGCGCCGCCAGCTGCGCACCGTGGTGCTGGGCATGAGGAGCATCTATGGCTGAACGCCGGATCATCACCCAACACATAGGCCGCCCTTTGATGCGGCTGATCAACCGCCGGGCCCATGCCATCGGCGGGCAAACCTATTTTGAGGACTGCCGCACCTATGTGCTGCAGAAGGTGGATACAGAGTTACGCCGGCAAGATGCCACGCTAAGTGTGGAATGGCTGGAGCGCGTGCTGGTCACAGCAACCATTGACGACATGCTTGCACAGCGCTCTGCAGTGAGTTCAGTGAGGTCATCCACCGTATGACCGACGAGAAAAACTCCACCAATGTAGTGAGCCTGGTGCGCGCTGCAGAAACTGAGGCCCCCCCCACTTCCATTAGCGCCGCCGCTGAGGCGGCAACCGGGGCCGGGGCGGGCAATACAGGTGGCGGGGGTGGTGGCAAACCGCCCAAAAAACCCGGCAAAAAGATTGATTGGGGCAAGGTTGCGCACCTGGTAGAAAACTTCACGCTCATCTACCCCACCGACACGGCTTGGGATAACCACAAGCGCAAGATCATCAAGATCAGCAACATGGCCCACGCCCATGGCAGCGATGCGGTGCGCATGTGGAAGGCCTCGCCCGAGCGCAAAACGGTGGATGACCATGACGTGGTGTTTGACCCCACCAACACCTGCGCTGCGCATTGCATCAATCTGTACAACGGCTTTGCCACCGAGCCGCTGCAGTGCACCGCCACCGATGTGGAGCCCATGCTGGATTTGTTGCGCCACTTGTGCAGCACCAGTGCGTCCAAAGATGTTACGGTGGATCAGGTCATGCACTGGGTGCTGTGCTGGCTTGCGCTGCCATTGCAACACTCTGGCGCCAAGCTGCGCACGGCGCTGGTGTTCCACGGACCGCAGGGCACCGGCAAAAACATGTTCTTTGATGTCATCCGCAAGATGTACGGCAAATACGGCGTGATGGTGGGCCAAAACGAGCTGGAAGAAAAGTTCAACGATTGGCTGTCCGGCAAGCTCATGATCATCGGCAATGAGGTGGTCACCCGCCAGGAGCTGTTCCATAACAAAAACAAGCTCAAGTGGATCATCACCGAAGACCAGATCCCCATTCGCGCCATGCAGCAAAGCGTGCGCTGGGAGGCCAACCATGCCAACGTGGTCTTCCTCTCCAACGAGCAAATGCCACTGATCCTGGAAGACGGCGACCGTCGCCATCTTGTGGTCTACACCCCACTGGCAGACGAAACCGGGCTGTACGCATCCGTGAAGGCGTTTCTGGATGCCGATGGCGCTGCCATGTTCATGCACTACCTGCTCAATTACCCGCTGGGTGACTTTAATGAGCACACCAAGCCTCTCATGACCCAGGCCAAAGCAGACCTGCAAGACCTGAGCATGCGCCCGCCTGAGCGGTTTATGACTGAGTGGATTGAGGGCTTCATCCCGCTCCCTGTACAGGTTTGCAGTGGAGATCAGTTGTACCGGGCCTTTGAGACCTGGTCACGCCGCTCCGGCCTGCGCTGGACGGACGACAAAGCCAAGTTCACCAACCTGTCCAAGCGTTGGGCACTGGAGCGCGTGGAGCGCGAAGAGTCGGGCGATCGGAAGCGGCCTTGCCTTGAACACAAGGTGATCCAGCTGAAGGACGATTTGGGCAAGGACGGGCGCAGGGCGGTCAAGTGCTGGTTGCCAAGGGGTACGGGACCACAGAACGGCGTAACGGTCGGCGAATGGGCATCTGATGCCATTGGCGCGTTTGAATTGCCGTTGGGCAGGTATCTGAGAACTGGGCGCGAAGGTGGATCGGATGATTCGAAGGATGGTGGCGAGTGAAAACCTGCGCTGTTACGCCTCTGTTACGCCTCTGTTACGGCTGCAACCCGCGCCGTTACTCACGTTACGCTGTTACGGCACCTTCTCACATGTGCGCGTACGTGTGTCTTTTTCAAAAGTGTGTTTCTCGTATGCGAGAGATGAGGCGTAACAGCGTAACACCAGTAACGACGCGGGTTGTAGCCGTAACAGGTGCCGTAACAGGCGTAACAGACATATATGGGCACATACGCCCGCATCGCGCGCGCTCATCTCCCATTCCCTCTTTTGAAAATAAAGAAAGGAAAGGGTAATGGAGGCAGCAATTCAAACCACAGTGGAGCAGCGGCGTGCTGCTATGCCCGGCCTTGCATCAATCGTCGACCAGTTGCGGGAGCAGTTCGGCGTGGACTTCGTGAACCGGCAGATCTCCACCGCCCAGCAAGCCCGCCGTGAATACGCCCAGGTGCTGGCACAGCAGGGCCCAGTGGCCGCCAAACGCTGGCACCAGGCCAATGCACACAGGTGCACTTTCCACGGCACTGAGGCAGGGCGCGAGATCGGCATACCTTCACCCTACGGCCAAACCCTTTGAGGATCAAAACCATGCAGATCACCATCAAAACCAACTTCCCCGATGTGCAGCGCCAGCTCAAGCAACTGCAGGACGATGTTGCCAAGCAGGCAACAGCCCGCGCCCTCAACCGCACAGTGGAGCAGGCCAAGACCGCCATGAGCAAAGAGATACGGCAGGAGTTCGTGCTGCCAGCCGCGACCGTCAATCAGTCGCTGTTCATCTCACGTGCCAAGTTCAAAGGCGGCACAGTTAATCTGGAGGCATCGCTATCCTCGATCTCTCAGCGTGGCAAGCGCAGCCTCAACCTCGCACACTTTCAGGCCCGTCAGACATCCAAAGGCGTGAGCTTCAAGATTAAGAAGGGCGGGCCACGCAAGACGATACCTGGTGCGTTCCTCATCAATGGCGGCAAGACAGTGATGATTCGCGTTGGCAAGCAGCGCCTGCCCATCAAAGCCTTGCAGACCATAAATGTGGCGCAGATGTTCAACACCAAGCGCATCAATGCAAAGGTAGTGCAGGTCATCAATGACCGCTTCCCAACCATCTTTGCCCGAGAGGCCAAGTTCTATACCGACAAGTTCAACGCGAAGAGGGCGGCATGACCATGCGAGGCACCCCCACCCCTCAAAGGTACTTCCAGCAACTCAACCCATGCGGGGCGAAACGAG